CGGGGCGCACGGCGGGCAGCTGCCCGGCTTGTGGTCGGCCAGCGGCTCCGGATCGCGGTCGGCCTGCTGGACCACGAGCCGCTTGTGCCGCCCCGACAGGATGCCTCGGTACGGCATCCCGCTCTGGGTCGGGATGTTGTCTCGGTGAGTCGCCATGACCCACCTCCTTTCTTGTTCAGGTGCTAGGTCTAGCACCCGTGCCCCGCAGCGGAGTCGAACCGCTGCACTACGCATCCCGCGAGGCTACCCGTCCTGAGCGGACGTACGTTCTAGGTCAGCGACCCGCTTGCGCAGGTCGCGGATTGCTTCTGCCTGCGCGTCGAGCCGGACCAGCAGGTCGGCGATGGTGACGCCTCCTCCGGCGCTGCACGCCCGGCACGTGCGCGAGTTCAGCCGCGTCGGCTCCTTGTCGCCCCCGCAGTTCGCGCACCGTGCGGTGCCCGGACCCGAGGTTGCACCCGATGCGAGGTTCGCCCGTGCAGCGGGAGTCAGTGCACGCGGCTCACCTGACATCCGGGCACTCCTCGTGGCAGCGACCGTCCCACCTGTGGGCGATGCCGTCGATCAGGTACAGGTCGTCGCCTGCCGGTCGGGTGCTAGAGGTAGCACCGTAGGTGTAGCGCTCGGGCTGCTCGTCGGGGCGCGCCTGCTGCTGCGAGGCGGCGACAGGCTTGCCGGGCCGGTGTCGGCGGCGCGTCACCGGCTCAGCCTGTCCAGCACGTAGACGCGCACGCCCACGATCAGCGCGGTCAGCACGGGCACCCAGATCAGGGGTGACTGCATCAGGTTCCACATCACGGTCAGCATGGTTGATCCTCCGATCTTTCTGCATACGGTAACACATGGACGGGTCAGGGCTTGACAGAGTGTGCTAGACTCGGACAAGCCAAGCAAGCGAAGGTACGAGCGAGCGGCCCGGCGCGGGTGGCGAGCGGCGCCCCCTCAGGCGCGGGAGCGAGCCACGGTAGCGCCGGTAGGCCCGGCTCAGTCCACTACCGGGGACCGGCATGTTTCTGGAAACTGGTGCTATGGCTAGCACTGGACTGAGACTTGACAGGGCGACTACGCTCAGGGCTCAGCGAGCCGCGTCAGCGATCAGCGAGCCTCGCCCTGAGAGGGTGGGGTGGTACTGAGGGAATCGTCCACCTTGGGCCGGAGTGCCCTTCGCGAGCACCCGTATCGGTAGATCACAAGCCGTGACACAGCACTGACTCTCCCCTCGGGAGCGACACGAGGGTGCAGGTAGTGGTTCGGTACGCCGCCCCCTGCCGCGCTGGTCCGGAACGGGTCAGAGCCCCGCATGCTGCACCGTCCTGTCCTCCACCTGTGATCCGTCGATCACGGCGTGCGGGTTGAACATGTGACTGACGTACGGTGCATGCTGCTGCTGCTGCACTGGTGGTGCAGGCTCGACCGGCCCTGTCATGGTGCTACCGACTAGCACCGGCAGGCTCAGCACTGCCGCGATCAGGTCGGTCATCATCGCCGGTACCCGTAGTGCGGCTTGACGACCCGGCCCTTGCCGTGCTCGACCTCGCGCTGCCCCCTGCCCTGCCCCGACGTGCAGGGCTGCCCCGGCTGTGCGTGGCAGTACCCGCACGGCTCAGCCAGTGCGGGGTCAACCGGCGCTGGAGCAGGTGCCGGGCGAAGGATCAGGTACCCCGTGTCCTGCTTGAGGCGGTACATGCACACCGACGCCGCTCCGCCGATGGTGCTAGCACCTAGCACCAACTCGACCCAGCCCGCTGCGTTCACCGCCAGCCGCCCTTCGGTGCGTACGGGCTGAGCCGCCACTCGCTGCGCCGACCCTGAGAGTTCCGCTGCGTCGCCGTCATGCGCGGGCTGCGCCGCGGCCTGCCCACGTAGGACATCGTTGCCAGCGGCGCAGGGTTGCGCAGTGCCGAGACGTAGGTGCGGGTGCCTGCCCTTGCGGCAAGCCTTGCCTTGTCAGCCATGGCTGACTCCTCTCCTGTTTCTGGAAACTGCCTTGTGCAGCCAACCCGAGTGCTAGGTGCTAGACCTAGCACTCAGGCAAGTGGCACAGGGTCACTTCTGGGCAGCGGTCCACGCGGCGATCACGTCGTCCAGCGGGGCGTTGACTCCGGCGCGGGTCAGCAGGTTGACCGCCCGCTCGGTGTCGTCGGACTCGTCGGCGTCGAGCACGCTGCGCATGCCGTTGCCAGCGGCCTGCACCGCGTTGCCGAACCGGGTCCGCTTGCCGTCCTTCTTCTGGACCGGCTCGTCGTTCGGGTAGGCGAGCGCCGCCAACTCCCGCGCCGTGTCCGCGATCTGGTCACGGGTGATGTTGTTCTCCTCGACGAACGTGGCCCAGTAGCCGCGGGACTTCACGGCGTAGCGGATCGCGTTCACGACCTTGTCGGTGTTCTTGAGCATGGTGATACCTCCTGTTGGATGGGAGGGTGCTAGGTCTAGCACCCGTGGTGAGTAGGGGAGTCGAACCCCTCCGGTTTGAAAGCCGCCGTCCGATAACGGGACTCACCTCCTGCAGCAGGGCACGCCCGTTCTTTAGTTCCCTCGGTCGTGAGTCTCGGGGTGCTACTTCCCTAGCACCTTCTCGTCGTCCCGCATCCGGGTAGCGTCCTGTCTGCCCTGCCCTGTGCACTGTTGGTTGGTGGTGGGTTCCACTTTCGTTTGCGCGCCCTGCCACTCGCCCGGTTTCAGCCTCCGGGCCGTATGTTCTCTCGGGAGGCATACCTCTCCCCCAGTCCGGCGGTCTGCACCGGGACATGGATACGCTCTTGAGTTATCGGGTGCAGAGGACCATTTGGGGTCGTCACACCGTCGCTGCACACAGACCGCGTGCAGGGTCACGGGTATCCCAGCCCGCTAGTCACCTCCGATCCCGGAGCACCTTGCCCCGACACCGAGAACGATGCCGCACCCCGGCCCCCCTCGCAACCGTGCTAGGGGTAGCACCGAACCAACGAACCCTGTCTCTCCACATTGGCGAGAAATCCAGAATCGCATGTTGTGTCACACTACTCGCCCGCCCACGTTTCCAGAAACCGGAATCAGCCAGTTCGGCCAGCCCCGTGCGATGGCAAAGTTTCGCTGAAACCGCTGCTCAGGCTGCTCCATCCACCCGGCTCGTGCGGGTGAGAAAGGTGTGTCGCGCCACGATGTGGTACGGTATGCGGCATCGAAGGAGGTGGGTGCCATGAGTTGGCCGACGACGGACGACCCGCGCACTGAGTTCATCACGCTGCGCCTGACCGTGGGTGAGGCGGCGGATCTGGACGCCTACCGGCAGGTCGGGGGCTTCCGGTCGCGCTCTGCTGCGGTGCGTGACTGCGTGGACCGCGTGATCGCTGCTGAGAAGCGGCGCAAGGCGAGGCAGAAGGGCAAGGCTGACGGGTGACGCAGTAGTCTGGGTGCATGTGCGAGTGGTGCGAGGTGCTTCGGGACGGTCCACTGCATGATCCGCCTGAGCCTGACGAGAGGGAGGTGAGCCGTGACAGCGACAGCAGAGGATGACCTCGCGGACCTGCTGCCCGACGAGTTGATGCCGTCGAAGGGGAAGGCCCGTCCGCTGGTGCGGTCCAAGCGGCAGGCTGCGAAGATCGCCGCCCGCCAGCAGGCGGCGCAGGAGGCGCAGGCGCTTGAGGATGCCAAGACCGCTGCTGACGCGGCGGCGGCGCGGGTGGCGCAGATCGCCAACCTCGTGATCGCCGGGTACTCGCTTGCCCACATCGGTGCGTCCATCGGGATGAGCGAGGCCGAGGTCGAGAAGATCCTGTCCGAGGACTCGGCGCGCTACATCCGCTCCCAGCCCGCGCTGCGCGTGTTCGTGCGCAACTTCATCTCCGAGAAGTACAACGGCTTGCTGGAGGCTGTCTGGAACGAGGCAACGGATCGAACACACGCAGAGAAGTTGGAGCATCAGGACCGGGCGCTGCGCATCCTCAAGGAGATGGCGCGGCTGCACGGCGCGGAGGCCCCGACGCAGGCGGAGATCAAGATGGAGGCATCGTCCGATGCCGTGGACGCCATGGTCGCCGCGATCAGTGCGGCGGCGGGCAAGGGCTACGACACGACGATCTTCGATGTCGTCCCCGGCGAGGTCGTGCACGAGGCGCACGAGGAGACGCAGCGCGCCGTGGAGGTTTCCAGAAACCGGGTCGCTGATGGATGAGCCAGCACTGACCGGGCAGGTACCTGTGAGCAGCACGTACCCGTGCCCGAACCACAAGGTGGTCGCGCACGACGCGGCAGGCCGCGAGCGCTATTGCAACGCCTGCGGGCGCGACGCCGGGGGCGTGCGCGTGGCCCCTCCGTCAGGCGGATGGGGGACGAGTGTCCACCTCCGTCCCTGACTTCGACACCCTGACCCCCGAGGCGCAGAAGGCGGTAGCCGAGCGCCTGCTGCGCATCGAGCAGAGCGGGTGGAAGCCGTTCTGGTGCCCGGTGCCCGGCTGCGACGGGCTGCCGCACCGGCTATTCGACGAGGACGGGAACATCCTCTACGCGCCGGTCACGGCGACACAGGGTCCGGACGGCGAGCCCTTGGGCGAGGTCGAGTACGAGGACCCCGAGGCCACTGTGCGCGTGCCGCTGGGCAGGCCCCTGCTGGACCGGGACTGGACGCACAACCACGCCCGTGCTGACCAGCGCCTGCCTGCGTGGAACAAGCGCTGGACGCTGTTCATCATGTCGGGCCGTGGCTCTGGCAAGACCCGGACAGGCGTGGAGTTCGTCACCCTGTGCGCTCGCAAGGGGCTGACCGGGGCCATCGTGGGCAGGCGCGGCACTGAACTTGAGAACACGCACGTCGCAGAGATCATCAAGCACGCGCACCCGGAGTTCATCCCTGAGTACAAGGCGTCCAAGGACATCCTCGTCTGGCCGAACGGGGCGATCACCTACCTGTTCAGTGCCGAGCGCCCGGAGAACATCCGGTCGGTGAACCTGTCGTACTGCTGGTTCGACGAGGCCGCGTTCATGGACGAGGTCGAGACCGCGTGGATGAACGCGAAGTTCGCAACCCGTGTGAAGTCTCCCGGCAATCCGATCCACTTCCTCATCACCTCCACCCCGGTCGGTTCTCCGTGGGTCATGAAGATGGAGGACGACGAGGACGTGGAGGTGCGCCGGGTGTCCACCTACGCCAACCGCCACAACCTCGACCCTGACTTCCTCGCGGACCTTGAGAAGGAGTACGAGGGCACCCGGATGGGGCGTCAGGAGTTGCACGGCGAGGTGCTGCGCGACGTTGAGGGCGCACTGTGGAACGACGGGCTGTTCATCCACGAGCGGGTCACTCCGGTTCAGTTCGCCAAGATGGTCGAGGCCATGGACGACCGGGTGGTCGCGGTGGACCCTGCCGGGTCGAAGGGCAAGCGGAGCGACGCCACGGGCATCATGGGCGTCGGCGCGATGCACTTCGACGAGAACGACCAGCCGCTCGACGCCAGCCGGTTCTACGTGCTGGCCGACGCCACCCTCAAGGGAACGCCGACCGAGTGGGCACGACAGGTGTTCAAGACGGCGCGGCTCATCAGGGCAACCCAGATCGTGGCCGAGAAGAACTTCGGTGGCGACATGGTCAAGCAGGTGCTCACCGACTTCGCCAAGTTGCACCCGGCTGAGACCGCGCACTGGAACGGGTCGGGCGAATCCATGGCTGACATGGTGAAGGTCATCCACGCGGTGCAGTCCAAGGAGACCCGCGCCGAGGCCACGGTCGGCAAGTACGAGCAGGGCCGGGTCACGCACGTGACGAGCACGACAGCCTTCGGTGACCTGAGCGAGTTGGAGAAGGAGCAGGTCAACTGGGTGCCCAAGAGCCGGGGCGGGAAGTTCCCCTCCCCCAACCGGATCGACGCATTGGTCTGGGCGGTGCGGCAGTTGGAGGCCAAGGTGCGTTACGTGGCGCAGACGGCGACCAGCAAGGACATCGCCAGCAAGTTGCGCCGCAAGGCGTCATGATGTGGTACGGTCACACACTATGACCGACATCGGAGTTGCGATCTCGACCACAGGGGACGAGCACAGGCTCGGGTTTCTGGAAACCTGTGTACGCCAGTGGTGCGAGATCCCCGACGTGCACAGCCTGTTCGTCACAGTGGACGGGGATGCTGAGGCGGCTCGCCGTGTGGCCGAGGCTGTCTACGAGCACACCGGCTCGGTGTACCGGGTGGGGCAGCCCCGGTGGTCGGTCTCTCCGTTCAACGGCAGGATGGGCGTGGCGGTCAACAAGAACACCGGGCTGGAACTGCTCATGGACGTGGATCGCGTCAAGCACCTGTTCCTGTGCGACGACGACACGTGGCCGCTGAACCCGCTCGGTGTGAACCGTCACGTCGAGGGTGACCTGAACCACTCGATGCTCTGCTGGGGTGACTCCCGGCTGATGGCCCGCCACCAGCACTACGCATCGTGGTCGTGGCCCCGAGGCGTGCTGCTCTACAGCCGCCGCGAGGTGGTCGAGACTGCTGGCGGAATGGACGAGCGCTTCAAGGGGGGCCACGAGCACGTCGAGTGGAGCAGGCGCATCCACCAGCACGGCCTCACCCCCGAGCCGTTCGTCACTCCTCTGGTCTACGCGGAGACCGGGATCATGGGCAAGGCCACCCGAGCATCGTCGTTCTGGCACTGCGAGGACATGCGTCGTCGGGGTGAGACGGTGGCTGAGCATCGCCTGCGCCGCAAGCAGATCACCAGCCTGTCCCGCAAGAACCGGGACTGGGAGACAGCCGAGCGCGTGCTGGTCGAGCGCGACGGGGATACGTCGTTCGTCCCGTACCGATCTACCAGCAACGGACGTTTGCCCGCTACACTGACCGCACACAGCGCCTAAGTGCCTGTGGTCACAAGTGCCGAGGAGCCATACGTGGATCAGTTCTACTGGATCGCCGTCGCAGTCGTGACGGTCATCAGCGCGTCGAGGATCACACGCCTGCTGACGTACGACGACTTCCCCCCGATCAAGTACCTGCGCGAGAAGTACCAAGACGCCACTGACGGGCGGCTCATCGGCTGGCAGCCCCTCTCCTACTGCCCGTACTGCATGTCGCCGTATGTGACGGCGCTGGTCGTCCTCTGGGGCTGGTTGACCGACTGGCAAACCGCGTGGTGGGTGTTCAACGGCATCAGTGCCGCCTCCTACCTCGCCGCGATCCTGATGGTGCTCGACGCAGACGAGGATGAGGACTGATGGCACGACCCAAGGCACCCACGCTCACCGCCAGTGCTCCGGCTCAGCAGCCGATACAGTTCGAGCAGGTTTCTGGAAACACCCCACCCTCATTGGCGGGGTCCATCGCATCCAGTGCGGCCATCTACAAGCACCGCAAGGTCTCGTCCAATCCCCAGTCGGACCGCCGTGCCCTCGCCAAGCCGTGGCAGGTTGAGGCGTACCGGCAGGTCAACATCTGCGGAGAGGCTCGTTACGCAGCAACGCTGTTCGCCTCCATCGCAGGCCGGGCTGAGATCGGGGTCTCTGAACCGCAGACCCTCGCCCGCAAGGCGGTGTGGGTCAAGGAGGGTCCGGAGGTCGATGCCTTCGCGGAACTCGTGCCTACGGTGCGTGAGCGGACCAAGATGATCCGCGACTACATGCTGCACCGGGTGATCGCAGGTGAGTGCTACCTGATCGCACGTGAGCGAGTCGAGACCGACGTGGGGTACAAGGACCCGCCCGAGTGCTATGCCTTATGGGTCGACTACATCCGTGAAGCGGGGACCATTATCGACCTGCTTGACCCCGACCTCGACCCGTCCGAGGCGACTCCCACCAACCCGAACATCGAGAACCCGCTGTGGGAGATCGTCGCGGTCACCGAGGTTCGCAAGACCGGGGACAATCGCTGGGAGGTCAGGCACGACAACGAGACGTGGCTCACGCTCAAGGGCGACGACCCGGTCATCCGGATGTGGAACCCGGACCCGAACAATCGTCGTGAGGCATGGAGTCCGTTCAGGTCTCTGCTGCCAACCCTTCGTGAGATCGAGTGGCTGACCGCGCACATCTTCCGGCAGGTTCGCTCGCGGCTGATGAGCGCGGGCGTGTGGTTCCTGCCTGACAACCTGACCTTCCCGCCGCCGCCCCCGGATGCGGTCGAGGGTGGTGCAGAGACAATCGCTGCCATGAACGAGGCAGAGCAGTTCATGATGAGCCTCGCCGCCTCGGGCATGTACGAACTCGACGCCGACGAGGTCTCGTTCCCGACCGTGGTGATGTCTGACGCCGCTGCTCTGGCCGAGGTGGATCAAGCCAAACTCATCAAGTTCTGGTCAGAGATCGACGACAAGGCCATGACGCTGCGGTCCAGTGCCGTGCGCAGGTTCGCCTTGGGCATGGACCTGCCGCCCGAGCAGATTCTCGGTTCCTCGGGTCTGGCCGTGGACGGAGCGGGTGGATCTGCCGGATCGGTGAATCACTGGGGCGTGTGGGCGAACGAGGAGCAGACCATCTCTGCCCACGTCGAGCCTGCGCTCGATGACTTCGTGGGGGTTCTGACCTACGCCTACCTGCGTTCGGTCATTCCCGAGACCCTGCTGGTGGTCGGTTACGACACCGCCAGCCTGCGACTCAGGCAGGACCGCTCCAAGGAAGCGCTGGAATGGTACGACCGGGGTGGTTTGAAGTTGGAAGTCGCCCTCCGGGAGACAGGATTCGACCCGTCCAGCGACATGATGGACGACAAGGAGTTCCGCCGCTGGCTTCTGGTGAAGTTGGCTAGTGGATCTGCCACTCCGGAGATGGTCAACGCGGCTCTGGGCCTGCTGAACGTGGATCTGGGACTGGCTCCGGAGCAGGTTTCTGGAAACCCCGGCATCGACAGTGAGCCTGCGCCGGGAACACCGGGTACTGGACTGCCCCCGAGCCTCGACGAGCACCCCTATGAGGGGCCTCCGAGGGTGCAGCATGACCAGACAGAGGCTCCGTTCACCGCTCTGATGGCCTCTGGGGAGGCTCTGGTGCTCCGGGCGTTGGAGAAGGCGGGCAACCGGCTGCTCAACGACGGCAAGAGGGGCCGGGATCGGGACCGGACCACCCCTCCGCATCTCGCGCACCTGTCTGTGGACCGGAACAAGACCTATATCGGGGCTGACTTCGACTTCACGCTGGCTCCGACCGTGTTCGGGGACCTCACAGCCGCTCAGAGGGCCGAGACGGAGCGTCAACTCGCCCAGTTGTGCGCGGATCTGTACAACACCGGGTCGCCGTACACTCGGGAGGCGCTGATCGAGGCGTTCGGAGGCTCACGTGACTGACTGCACCTGCTGCGCCGGGACTGGCGAGCATGATGATGGGCACGAGTGCTATGTCTGTGACGCATCTGGTCAGCGTGAGGCTCAGATGGAGGCGTCCAACGACGGTTGGACTGTCTGTGAAGGGCATCACGGGCGTCCAGATGACGGCCCGGAGAGCGCCAAGGAACGGTACGGCCCTGACTTCCGTCACTATCGCGCTCGACTGAGCACGATGAGGGCCAGTGCGTTTGCTGGGAACTACACGGGCGTGACCCACGCCGGGATCTGCCTTGTAGCCGAGGACACAGGCCGGATCTTCCTGACCAAGCGTGCTTTCGACCCCACGGACGCCCCTGACGTGGCGGAAACGTGGGAGTTCCCCGGTGGGGGCCTCAAGGATGGCGAGGAGCCGTACGCGGGGGCCGTCCGGGAGACCATCGAGGAGACCGGGTGGGGTCTGCCCGATGATTCCAAGGTTGTGAACGGTTGGCGCAGCGACAATGGCGTCTATCAGGGGTTCGTGGTGACCACGGCAGCCGAGTTCCCTGTCGATGGGTGGACCAAGACCAGCGAGGTGTGCGACATCGGCTGGTTTGACCGCGAGGCGTGGACCCAACTCGATGAGGTTGGTGCACTCCGCCCTGAGATGAGAGACTTCAACTGGGATCTGGTTTCTGGAAACGAGGACACAGCCATGACTGCATCAGCCACGGACGAGCCGCTGGATGACGCCGACTACGCCAGCATCTTCGCCACACCCATCCCCATTCACGGCGTGCTGGCTCCTGAGGAGAAGGCGACCGGCGACAAGCGAGGGTTCGCGGCTGGGTCGATGACACGCCGCCCACTGCGTCTGCCCTTCCGCCATCAGCCGAGCGATCTGGGACAGCACACCGGGGCTGTCGTCACGGGCTCGGTGGACCGGATGATGCGCAAGGACAACCTGATCCACTACGAGGGCATGTTGATGCCCAACGCGAACACCGACGACCTCGTTGGTCTGATGGAGTTCTTCGACGGTCGCTACGGCGTGAGCGTGGACGGCGACAACGGGTCCTTCGATGCCGAGCGAACCGAGGCCGACAACGTGCTGTGGTTCGACCGGGTTCGCGCATCAGGTCTGACCGCTGTGGACATCCCGGCGTTCTCCGAGGCGTACGTCGCCTTCGGCCCGCATCCGGACATGCCTGAGGACGACGCCACCATGGCTGCGTCCATGCATGAGTCGGGCGATCTGATCGGCGCTCGTCGTGAGGTGTTCAAGCGGGGGCCGGGCTGGGTGACCGATCCGGTGGCAACCAACCGCATCCACGACTACTGGACCAAGCCCGGCCAGCCCGGCTACGCCAAGATCGCGTGGGGTACGCCCGGAGACTTCCGCCGTGCCAAGGCCCTGATCGGGGAGAAGATCCTCAAGAACTCCCCGGAGAAGGCGCGGTTCCTGAACCAGATCATCGCGCAGTGGCACTTCGACGCACTCGGGTACTGGCCCGGTGACCTCGGCAAGCCGGGGAACGCACCGGACACCAAGGAGAACCGGCGTCGAGCCGCGCAGCACGCGCACTCCACTGAGACTGCTACTTTCAGCGAGGAGGAATCTCTCGATCCTCCGGAGGAGATCGAACTGGACTCCGAGGGTTCTGGCTGGGAGGCAGTGCTGGTCTCCTCGGCCACTCGCGCACTTCCGCCTGCTTCGTACTTCACCGAGCACCCGGACACCGGAGCACTGGTGATCGAGGAGCCGGACGAGAACGGCTTCCGGCGCACCTACGGCTTCGCCGGAGAGTGGGGCGTGTGCCACATCGGCTATGACGGACGGTGCGTGGAGTTGCCCGAGGAGGACGGCGACTTCCCGACGTTCCATCTCGGTCGAACCAAGGTCGAGGGCGGGGACTACCTGAACACCGGGGTCATCACCTACAAGGTGGACCACCGGGACGCCAAGCGCATCCTCACCGAGTCCGCCGAGCAGCAGCACTTCGACAACATCGCCCACGCATGGGCGGCTGTTCGGCTGGGCGTCAACGAGGAGGGCATCTGGTTCTCCGGTGTGGTGCTGCCCTCGGTGCCGGAGGAGGACATCGTTCTCATCGAGGCCACGGGTCAGGTATCGGGTGAGTGGAAGTACGGGGCGCTGCGTGCCTTGCAGGCCGTCAACGTCCCCGGCTTCCCGGTCATGCGCTCGTCGGCTGAGTACGACGACGACGGCAACGTGATCGCACTGGTTGCGTCCGCGCACCACACGTGGAAGTGCGGGGAGTCTCCTGCTGAGCGGATGGCTGCCTTGCGACAGGTGGACGCCGAGGTTCGCTTCGTCGCCATGCGGGAGATCTGGGACGCCCAGTACGCGAGGGGTGAGTGATGGGCTGCGGGTGCCAGAAGGACAAGGGCAAGCCCTTCATCTGGACCAGTGCTGACGGCGAAACCTCGGTGATCTACACCTCAGAGATCGCGGCCAAGGCCAAGGTGATGCGGAAGGGTGGCTCCTACACCCCGAAGGAGGGGTGAGATGTCCACCGAGTGCTACGCGATGGTTCGTGGATCGGCCATCCGGGTCACTGGGCTGGGATCAGCGGGACAGGTTCCGGAGCCGATCCAGTTCGCCACGTCGAAGTCTGTCGCCAAGGTCACCATCAGCGAGGTCATCGAGTCCGGCAACAACGAGACGATGAAGTCAGATCAGGTCGATGACCGGGTCCGGCTTCGCCTGAACCAGCCGGATGTGACGGTTCGGTACACCGCTGACATCGACTTCCTCAAGGTTGATCCCGGAGTCCTCTGGCTGGTAGCCGGGATGCCGTTGGTCTACAACGCCCCGCCATACGGCTTTGGTCTTGGTGCGTTCGGGGAGACCCCGTTCGGCGGCGACGTTGATCTGTCGGCCCATGACCTGATCGGGTTCGACATGGAGACCCGTCGCCCTGCTGTCTCGTTCGCTCTGGAGATCTGGTCCCGTCTTGCTGGTACGGCCTGCGAGGATGGAACGAGGCAGTGGGGGTACACGCTGTTTCCGTTTCTCAAGGGCGGCTACCTGTCTGGATTCGAGTTCTCCAAGGGGCTGGTTTCATTCAACCTCCGGGGCGCGCAGGCCCGACGTGCGGCTCGCTGGGGCGTGGGGCCGTACGACCTCGAAGGTGAGCATGAGCGCCTGATCGAGCCGGTTTCTGGAAACACCCTCTATCGGCAGATGCTCACTACCGCGCCTCCACCGACCGAGGTGTGCGGGCTTCAACAGATCACCGACGTGATCGAGGGCGGGTCGGCTAGTGATACCACTGCCGATATCATCGACGGCGAGTTCACCGACACGAGCGTGTGGGTGGTGGAAGGCGGCATGGCGGTATGACGCACATCAACCAGAGGCGGGACACCGCTGCCAACTGGACGAGCGCCAACCCGGTGCTGCAACTGGGTGAGGTCGGCTGGGAGACCGACACCCGCAAGTCGAAGTTGGGTGACGGCGTCACGGCGTGGGTCGATCTTGACTACACGATTGCCGATGTGGTGGTCACAGCAGCCGACATCGGTCTCGGGGACGTGGACAATACTTCCGACGCCGACAAGCCGATCAGTGACGCCACCCAAGCCGCGCTCGATCTCAAGGCTGACGCAGCGGCGACCACTGCCGCGATCAACGCCAAGGTCATCGACTCCATCGCGGACGCGGACACCACGCACGCGCCGTCTCGTAACGCTGTGTTCGACGCGCTGGGGCTCAAGGCTCCTCTGGCATCGCCCGCCTTCACAGGGAACCCCACAGCGCCGACTCCCGCCACAGGGGATGACGACACATCCGTTGCCACAACCGAGTTCGTCCACGACACACTCGATGCCATCCCTGCACCGGATGTTCAGATCTTTACCTCTGGTGGAACGTGGAACAAGCCAGCCGGGGCGAAGTACGTGGAGATCGAAGTTCTCGGCGCTGGTGGGGCTGGTGGGGGATCAGGTCCGGCCTCTGCCTCACAGAACTCTCGTGGGTCAGGCGGCGGGGCTGGCGGCTACGCCTACGCGAAGAAGGTGGCGGCTGATCTGACAGCGAGCGTCGCTGTCACCGTAGGTACTGGCGGAGCCAGCGCGGCTGCCGCCAACGGAGGCGCGGGTGGTGGATCATCGTTCGGGGCATACGTCGTTGCTGGTGGTGGTTCCGGAGGTATCTACCTTGCATCCAACGGCGTGGACTTCTGGGTGGCTGGCGGCGCTGGTGGAAGCGCCACGGCTGGTGACCTGCTGGTACCGGGCAGATCTGGAAACCCGTCGAACGGAAACAGCGTTCTCGGGATGGGGGCCAGAGGTGCCGACTCTCGATACGGTGCCGGTGGGCAAGAATCTGTGGCATCGTCTGCCAACCAGATCCTTAGCGGGAACGCTGGTACTGGCTACGGCTCAGGTGGAGGCGGGTCGTTGCAGACCGCCGTTACTGCGGTCAACCGGGGTGGCGGACCCGGTGCTCCGGGCCTTGTGATTGTCAGGACTTATTTCGCCTGAGGACTAGATGGTTTCCAGAAACCCGTGCTAGTCTCAGCCGCGTGAGGTAAGCCAAGGTGCCCTCGTTCCGCTTCACCCGAACCACAACGCAAGTCCACAACACAGTCAGAAGGGACACACCATGGACTTCACCACGCTGTCCGGGGACGCGCTCACCGAGGCGCTGTCCCTCGACTTCGAGACGATCAGCAACGACGACCTCGCTGCCGCGCTCAAGGACCGCCGCGAGTACGCCGCGACCCTGTTCGCGCTGGACGAGCCGACCATCGCGCAGGTGGACGACGCCGAGGCGCTG